AAGGCCCTGGAAGGTGATACCAAATCCGCTGAACTGTATTTGAAAGCGACTAATCGGATGGCTCCGCCATCAGTAACGATTAGCTCTAATAAGAAGACAGTGGATTTGACGGATGCCGAGTTGGATTCGTTGATTGCCACTATCGCAGAACGTGAGAAGGCTGGTCGGGTTAAATTGAGGGCTGTTTGATTTTGTTGACCTGCCCTGATTGTGGTGAGGAGTATCCTCCTCAGGTAACTGACTGGCTTTGTCCGATTTGTGGTGTAGATGACAAGAAGCAAATGGTGACGTTTGAATTGAGGGATTATGGCAACGACTAACGATGCAATGTTTGAGGCATTGTCAGTTGCGTATCCTGATTCCGGTCAGACCCTTGGTGACTTGCTGTATACGTTCTGGTCTGAAAAGGGCTTGGAATACCGTGGCACATTGGCATACCAGTTTCTCAAGGATGAGGGTGCAGTAGGTGAGACTCTAGGTGATTTGTTCAATAGTTACTTTGTGGATGTTTACCCAGTTCAGTTTGACATTGAGAATTTTGATACAGGCGACTTTGAGGAGTTCTTGGAACTACAGGTATTCAACCGTTACGACACGGTTGAGCAGGATATATTTACTATTTAGGTAACGAAAGGTTATAAAGATATGGCAACATTCAGCAAGATAGCACTCAGCGGCACGGCAAACGGTTTAGGGTTATTGATTAACTCTGGTTCGTCTGGTGTCGCTGGTCCAACCATTCACACAGGTTCTACAACAGCAACCACAATTGATGAGGTTTGGTTGTATGCAGTCAACTATGATACGACTGACCGCAAACTTACCATTCAGTATGGTGGTGTAACTGCTGGTACAAACGAAATTGAATATACTGTTAAGGCTGAAAACGGTTTGTATCTAGTAGTTCCAGGTCTTATTCTTCAGGGCAACGCTACGGCAAAGGTAATTACGGCTTATGCTGCAACCAATACCAGTATTGTTGTTTACGGGTACGTTAACCGCATTACAGCGTAAGGTCATCGTAGATGCCTAGTTTTATTCGGAACACTTCAGGTGGCACAGCGGTTAGCGGTGGTGCTTTGGCACCACGCAGTCGGCGTGGCAATACCAATCAGGCTAATGACTATTGGCGTGGTGGTGGCGGTGCAACCACCCCAACATTAGTGCAATACCTTGTTGTTGCTGGTGGAGGAGGAGGCGGTGGTGGCGACTACGGTGCTGCTGCTGGCGGCGGCGGCGGAGCAGGTGGCTATTTGACGGACACTACTACTGGTTTAACTGTTGCTGCTGGTACGGGATACACGGTAACTGTTGGTGCTGGAGGTGCTTCGGGTTTAATTGGTAACGCATCTGTGTTTTCTACCCAAACTTCGGTTGCTGGAGGTTTAGGGTCAAGCGGTGGAACCAACAACGCTGGTGGTGCTGGTGGTTCGGGTGGCGGTAGTGGTCGTGGCAACGCTGGCGGTGGTGCTGGAACAAGTGGTCAGGGAAACAACGGTGGAACTGGTACTCCAAACCCTTATGGCGGCGGTGGTGGCGGTGGTGGTATCGGAGGTGTTGGCTCCACTGCTGGTGGTACCCCTGGGGCAGCAGGCGGCGGTGGCGCATCAAATTCCATTAGTGGTAGTGCAGTAACTTATGCTGCTGGTGCTAGTGGTGGAACAAAACACACTCGTTCTAATGGTGCAGCAGGTAGTGCAAACACAGGCAACGGTGGTGGAGGTGCTGGTTCAACGCCTGATGGAGTTCCTCCAGGAAATGGCGGGGCGGGTGGTTCAGGAATTGTTATTTTGCGTTATGCCGATTCTTTGGATAATCCTATTTCTATTTCGGGTACATTGGTTAAAAGTGGTGGAGGTTTGACACCTACCACAACAACTGGTGGATATAAGATTTTTGTTTTTACTGGTGGTACGGGTTCGGTGACTTGGTAATGGCACACTACGCATTTTTGGATGAAAACAATATTGTGACTGAAGTTATCGTTGGTCGTGATGAATGGGAAATTGTGGATGGTGTTTCTAATTGGGAAGAAGCGTATTCGTTGATTCGTGGACAAACATGCAAACGCACCTCATACAACGGAAACATACGAGGAGTTTATGCTGGTGTCGGGATGACATATGATGAAACAAATGATGTTTTTGTTGCACCACCAAAACCACCCAGAGAAGATTAGTTTCTGAAAACCTTTATTGGTTTAAGCGGTTTACCTCGTAGCGGTTCAACATTATTGGGTTCAATACTTTATCAAAACCCCTTAATCCACACTGAAGGTAATTCTGCATTATGCCAAATAATGTGGGATGTTCAACAGTCATGTTCTTTGTCGGAACAGTTGCAGGCTTCTGGCAGAACAGATGTTTCAACAACCATTTTGCGTTCTTTACCAATTGACTATTACTCTAATACTGATAGACCAATTATTGTTGATAAATGTAGGTCATGGTGTTTGCCAGCAAACATAGATTTAATTAGAAGGTACATAACTTCTGAACCAAAAATAATTGTTATGACAAGAGGTGTAGAAGATATATTGGAATCGTTTAAAAATTTGTTTGAAGCAAACAATAGACATTACGATGAGTCGGAGTTTATTGAACCACATTCTGAACCGTTAATGCGTTCGCTTGAAGGTGTCCAATACGCTGAAGAAAATAATAAAGGCGAGTTTTTGTTTGTAAGTTACGATGATTTAGTCAACGATGCCAACAGTGAGTTAAGCCGTATTTATGAGTTTCTACACTTAGAGCCTTTTCAGCACGACTTAAACAATGTTGTGACCGTGAACCCAGAGGATGATTCCGTGTATGGCTTACTGGGTATGCACGATGTTCGTTCCAAAATAGGTAAAAGAGATGCGTTTTAGTCGTTGGCTGATATTTGCGCCTGTGGCAATCTTGGCGTTGTTTGCGCCGCAAGCCAACGCTGAACCAGTAGCAGGGCTACAGACTACTTATTACGCAATAGATACCGTACCTCCCACACGGTCAGATGACATCTATACCGTTTGCGGTAGTGAAGTGGAAAACAACGTCAACCGTAACTACAACGGTGAACCGTTTGAGGACTGCACTGTTGACTACTTCATGGTTCACATGACAGGCTTCATCGAGATACCGGAACATAATACGATTGAGTTTTGGTATGCAACAGATGACGGTGGCATCATTGACATCGGCGGGAACGAGTGGGGCAACTGGAACTACCAGCACTGCACATGGATGGCATCAGGACAGATAGACATTAGTGCAGACAGCCATCCTTTGGATGTTTGGATGTACGAAGATGGCGGGTCAACATGCGTAATGCTCGCCTGGAATATCAACAATCAGGGATGGGCTATCGTTCCCGACTCGGCGTTTACCACCACCTATACAGCAACAACAACTACGGTTCAGGAAACAACCACAACATGGGAATCCACAACAACATTCACGACTACAACGACGACCACTTCTACTATTGCACTCTCTACGACTGTGCCTGTGGTAAACGTGTCAACTACTACGACACCTCAAATAATTTATATCCCGCAACCAGAACCGACAATGCCAGAACCGCTAGCAACGGTTCCTCCGCCACAAATAGTTGAACCAGACCCGCCAGAGACAGTGCCTGTGTTACCAGAGATTGAAACATTTCCACCAGAAACATTAGAACTACCTCCTGACACTTACCCTACTATTGAGCCACCGCAAACGCTACCGTTTGTCGGTGAACTGCCAGGACCACCTGACACAATTGAATTGCCACCAGACACAATGCCAGAGCCCCCTGCAACCTTGCCAATTGACTTGATTCCAGAACTGCCACCTGAACTGGTTGAGGCTTTAGAGGACGCCAGTGAAGATGTGTCTTTGACGGAAGAACAGTTTGACATGGTTGTGGAATCTATTGCAGACCTAGAACCTGAAGAAGCGGTAGCACTGATTGAGCAAATTCTTACTACCGCAGTAACACCAGAGCAGGCAACAGAACTGGCATCTAACCCAGATGTGCTTGCGGTTGTCACCTCGGAACAAGCAGAGGAAATTTTTGAAACTTTGGATGTAACCGAATTAGATAACACCCAACTAGATGCTTTGGTTGAGGCGGTTCAAGAGGCACCTGTAACCGTTCGTAAGGCGTTTGAAAAGACCATCAACGTATTTGATGATGGTTTGGGTGATTACGTCCCAATTGGTTCTAATGTCCCTGTAGACACTCGCAGGACGCTTATAGCGGTTGCTGCTGGGGCAGCCACCGTTGCAGCAGGGCAACGCAGGGTTAAGTAACAGCCAGCACTATAGGTGTGAAGAAAATACTCTCTGAAATCCATGGTTTGACCTGGACTCTAGCCGGCACTGGAATGGTGTTGATTACGCTGTCAGGTTCAACACGGGTATTTGGGGTACAAATCACGTTGGTCGCAATTGCGATTCATCTACTTGGTGCACTATTAGGAGAAAAGAATGAATAAGGCAAAAGACATTGCAGGACGAATTGTAGCATTGTTTCTGACTAACGCTTTGGGCGTTGTCACTGGTGCTGCAGTAATTGCTCCTGACTTGGAAGTGTGGAAGTCGGCATTGATTGCTGGTGCAGTGTCTATTTTCAAGGTTGTTGAAGGTCTTGCTAAGGCAAGCATTGATGGTGTTCTTACTAAAGATGAAATTGATTCAGCGTTTGGTGCTACTCCTAAGAAGATTGCAGCCAAAAAGGCTGCAGCAAAGGTTGCAAAGTAATGGCTGCTAAGAAACCTGTCAAATTAGTCAAGAAGGCTGCGCCCAAATCAATGTTGAAGCCCAAAATTAATGATGGGCGAGGCGGTATGTCTCCTGAAGACCCGAATCGCTCAGGAAACGTGCCATATCGTTTAAAAAATACGCCTACAGCCCAAAAAGAATATCGTGAAAGTAAGTTAAAATACGAAAAAAAGAAGAAGCTTGAAATGTTTGCTAGGCAGACGAAAAAAAGGTAACTCCAGTATGGAATTAACCGACCTTCTTAATGAGAAGGAGTGGCGCAAGTGTAAAGGTCCAGAGAATGCAACCACTGAGGAATTGGTGGCTGCATTTTCGCACTTTTGCTCGTCTTATTGGCACATTAGACATCCTGAGCGTGGTCGTATCAAGTTTGACATGCGTGAAGCACAGATTGAAACTGTGCGATGTTGGATTGAGGACCGATACACGATTGTTTTAAAAGCACGTCAGATTGGGTTTTCTACTCTGGCGGCTACATTTACTTTTTGGGAAACATTCTTTTGGCCTGACCGATTTACTGTAATGCTTTCACGCACAGAGCGTGAAGCAGCCAAGTTGCTACAGAAAACTAAGTACGGTTACAAGATGATGCCGAACTGGGTTCGGCAGCGTGGGCCTGACCTGCTGTCCGATAACCAATTGAAGATGGTGTTTGCTAATGATTCTGCTATTGAGTCATTACCTTCTGGTAATGACCCTGCTCGTGGAGAATCTGTATATCGAGTGTTCATTGACGAGATGGCGTTTATTCCTAACGCTGCTGAAGCTTGGGCATCCATTGAACCGATTGCCGATGTGGGTGGACGTGTGAACTGTCTGAGCACAGCCAACGGTGAAGGGAATATATTCCATGAACTGTGGGTTGGCTCTCAAACTGGAACCAATCGGTTTACTGGAATCTTTTTTCCTTGGTCTGCTGGAGACCGTGACCAAGCATGGTACGACGCCAAGAAGGCAGACTTGCCTGATTGGCAGATGGCACAAGAATATCCTGATGACCCTGACGAAGCGTTTATTCGTTCTGGTCGTCCGGTCTTTGACCTTGAAGCAATACGACTGATTGAACCGATTGAACCTGACCGTGGATATTTGAAGGCATCATCTGGTCGCAACAACTATGACTTTTATGAAGATGGTGGAGCTTTAGCTATTTGGGATTATCCCGCACGAGGCGAGACTTACGTGATTGGAGCGGACGTTGCAGAAGGTTTGGGGCATGGAGACTTTAGTTCTGCTCATGTTATTTCTGCTGATACCGGCATGGTTGTTGCGCATTGGCATGGGCACGTAGACCCTGATATTTTTGGCGAAGAGTTTTTGAAGCAGATTGGACATTATTACAATTCTGCTTTGATTGGTGTTGAGTCCAACAACCACGGCCTCACTACGTTGAAGGGTTTGCAAAGGTCTGGCTACAGGAACATCTTTCGTCAACGAAAGATGAACCATCGGAATCCACAGATTAGCGAGACTCTTGGTTGGAGAACTACTGCTGTGTCAAAGCCTTTGGCTATTGACGAACTGAACGCTGCTATTCGTGATGAGAGTCTTTCTCTGTATGACGCTAAGACTATGGCTGAATTGCGTACATTTGTGCGTGAAGCCAATGGCAAGATGCATGGCTCTCCTCATGATGACCGTGTTATGTCTTTGGCGATTACCAATCAGATGTTGAAGTATGTTTGGCTTCCTGAGTATAAACCGAACATAACTATTAGGAAGAACACTCTTGGTTGGTGGGAACAGCACATTAAGAAGCCAGTTGTTAAGAAAACTGAGCCAATCGGTTCTTTTAGCGTTTCAAAGTAACGAACACTCTAATAGTTATGGAAGAATTTCGTTGTTTGGACTGTCTATCTACGTTTATGGAGACAGAACTCCCTAAGAGGGGTTCTATTTGCTTTAAATGCCACATTAGAGGTATTCGATGGGGTTTTACTTATGGCAAAGAGGATTTCCATGGACCTACGGTTGTTGAGCGTCAGCGTGAGCAGATGCGACAAGCTGAGTCAGCCGGTATAAAGGCTGAACCAGTTGGGCAACGGTGGGTGTGACGTGGAACCAGTCTGGGTTCCCATTGTCGTCGCAGTCATCATGGGACCAGTTGTCGTCGTACTACAACGACTCCGAAAAGAGAATACCGACCAGCACAACGAAGGGCGCATTTTATTACGGGTCATTGGTAATAAGGTGGACAAAGTTGCTAGCAAAATTGATGGGCATATTGGTTGGCATGATGGTGTTAAAGACAGTGTTGAGAAAGAGGACTAATGGCTCGCAAATCTAATTATGATTTACTCAATATGTATCGGGACAATATCGAACAGTCACTTAGGTGGCGACGTGAAGATAGTTTTGATGACCTTTGGAAGCGTATGGTTGACATGTATCGTGGCAAGCAATACTTTGTGGATTCTGCCGAAGACCGTTTGTTGGTTAATATCGCTTTTGCGACTATTAACGTTTTGAGCCCATCTGTTTCTGTGAACTTCCCAAAGATAACCGTTAATGCTCGTAATTACGATGATAAAGACCGCAGCATTATTACTGAAGAGATTATTAATTATTGGTGGAGACATTTTGAGTGTCAAGATGAGTTTCGTCGTTCTATTAAGGATTTTTTGATTATTGGTCATGGTTGGGTAAAGACTGGTTATCGTTTTGTTGAAGAAGAACAGGCGGTGCCTGGTTCTTATGAGTCTGCTGATGATTTGAGTAGTTCTACTCCAGAGTCTGTAACTGAATCAACGATGATTATCAAAGAGGACAGACCTTTTGTTGAGCGTATTGACCCTTTCGATATGTATGTTGATGCTGATGCCACATCGATGAAAGATGCTCGATGGATTGCACAGCGTGTGCGTAGACCCCTTGAAGACGTAAAACGTGACAAGCGTTATCGTTCCAAGGCTCGTG